GACCGGACCGCGACCCTCATTCCACCTTTCGGTTATTCGAGGACGGTTTTTAAAGAATAATAAATTACCCTTTGAAGGAGATTAACCTCTCATGGTTAGTTCCCTCCAGAAGGAGACGAGCCCCCAAACTTACTAGGAATCAATGATTCATAATAAAGGTCGGGAGACCACTCAGGATGTCCAATAGATTCTAAATCTAATGGGTTAACGGAATCTAATTTCGCTAACACATAGAGATAATCCTGCATTACAAATGCAGTATTATAACTACTTGCATCCCCGATGTCTACTGACGGTCCATAAGGATCATCAGCAGCCACCAATGTTCTCAGAGTAGCTAGAGGGGAGTCTACTAAATCTTTAGGTTTAGTATCTCCGGCGAGTTTATTCTCAGCTCTATCTACCAGCTCTAAAATTTCTTTATATCGGTCACAAAGACCGACGAGTCTAATTAACTCTTCAAGAGTGTAATTATACTCCACAAAACCAAACTTATTAACTGTAAAGTTGTTAATACCGTCGTCGATATCTTGATACAAAAGTGTCAATTTATCATAGAAGAGTTTAAATAGGTAAATAAATACCATATTTAAGAATTCCTCGTAAGGAGTAAAACTCCGTGCGGCTTCCTTATCTAAAGAGAACACTTTGTGTTGATCTAAAATAAGGACGTTATGATTCAGTGATAAAATCATTGAAGGAAATAACATGACCTCCCGAGCAAGCATTAAAGCTTGTCGGTGGGGATTAAGGGCATAATGTTTACCCTTAACAACCATACCCAGTTCCAGAAAATTTCTGACAACTGTAATATAGGTCTGTTTTATATTGGCTTCATCCGTCTTCCACCCGTATCTACGGGCGAGAGGGAAATCAATATCCGCCTGTTCTCCTTTGGAGAGTTTAGGCATAACCTTTTCAAGGTTACGAATATTGACCGAATCCATTAAAGTTTGTAAAACATTAAAGTATCCGGCGGTCTGTTTCATGATATCATAAAATAGACTCATATACGGAAGTTGACCGGCTTTAGCAAACATAGTTGCAAGAGCAACGTACATGAAAGAAGGATTTCCTTCCATATACTTACTCTCTCGTGACATTGTTTTGATCCAAGCGTTAACTTGTCCTTGAACAATACCTCTCTTTAATAAAGAGAAAGCAATATTTGCCCGACCCATAACAGTGGGTTGGGACATAAACATTGCCCACGAAAGAGCAGATACATCAGTGTCATTATGACCTGTAACTTTTGCGAATTCGAAGGAAGCGTTCTTGGCTATAACACTTTTTGATAAGTTTATAGGAACACCTAATTTCTCCATGAGAAGAAGGTATTCTTTCGCGGTATTTTCCTCGAAGAAGACTATGTCATCTCCGAGTACTTCATAACCGCAATACCAATTGGACATACCAAAGATCTTCTGGTCTGTTAATCCAGAAATCCAATAGGGACCCACTCCTTGCTGTGCTTTTAGCGCAGCAAGTTGAGCAATGTAGTGGTGAGTAACCGCTAACATGGCCCATGATGAGTAAGCTCCCATGGGTTGACCTGTGGCATACCTAACTTGAATAAGGTTGTTAACCTTACTTAAGTAAGTTTTCCCAGTTTTCTTATTATATCTCTCTTTAGATTCTTGGTGTTTCAGGAAATAATCCCGATTCACTAATATTTGAGACCAAATAGGTCCTAAAC